ATTTGAGTAATGAGGATGTTTCCTCTCTCGAAATGCTTCCTAACGTCAAGTCTTTGTTCGTTCGAATGAAGCAAGAGATCGATTCCAAGGTCAACAATATCCATTGTCTTGAAGATAAGTTGTTCTCTCACGAATTGAAACTCGCAGGGACCGTAGACTGTATTGCTGAGCATAATGGAATTCTTTCTGTCATCGACTTTAAGACTTCTGTGCGCTTGAAGAAGAAAGAACAGATTGGAAATTACTTCATGCAAGGCGCAGCCTATGCCACGATGTTCACTGAGATGTCTTCCATTCCAGTGGACCGAGTTGTCATTCTGATTGGTGTAGACACGGCAAACTTCTGTCAGACTCTTGTTGTAGAAGGAGATGAACTCTTTAATTGGAAACAAGAGTTGAATAAGTATATTCTTGCATATCGTAAAAAGGTTGACATTATCACTTGATTGCGATAGAATAAGAATGTCTGGGTTAATTAGGAGATACAAGAATGAAATACTTACCTGTTATCACTGCAGCCCTCCTTCTTGGATCACCAAGCATCATGGCGCAAGAAGAGCCTACAACCGAACAGCTCCTCGGTGCAATTGCTGGGGGCGCACTTGGCAGCACAATCGGCGACGGTGACGGTCGCAAAGCTGCTACGGTTATCGGTGCAATCATCGGATATCGTATGGGTGAGCGTGTTCTGAGTTCTAATGATCGCAGAGCATTTACAAGAATGGGACACGATGATTTTCGCCGTTGGTGTCGTCATGAAGTTCCATATCGTTATGAGTATGACAGCAGACTTCGTAATCAGTGGATTTCTGGTTGCGTGAATCGTTTGAATCGTCAACAACGTGAACTTGAGCGTGAAGCATATGAGGATGGATATTATGGACCTTCCAATTAATGAATATGAATTAAGTGTGATCATCGAATGCTTACAGCGTGATGGTCGATGGGAATTGCGCGATCGCCTTCTTCTTGTTTCTGAATTGATGAAAGACGGTAAGCCATACAAGAAGATTCTCCGCGAAGAATACGGCATCGTCGCCTAATAGTCCAAATAAATCGTTTCGATCGTATTAAATTATCGCTTGCATCGCGATTTTACGTCGCGCCATGCATATATACGCTTGTGTATAGGTTTCGTATAGGTTTTAGTTCTACAGGAGTTTACCATGAAGACAGTTGGAGATAAGTTAGAACAATTTGTTATCACTGGCGTGAAGCCAGGTGCTCTCACACCTGACAATGCCTTTCAAAAGATTACAGAAAAATGTTTTGAAGGTAAGTGGAAGGTCATCGTTTACTATCCAAAAGATTTTACTTTTGTTTGCCCAACAGAAATTGTGGCATACGATAAATTGAACAAGGACTTTGCGGACCGTGACGCAGTTCTTCTCATTGGCTCTACAGACAATGAATTCTGCAAACTCGCATGGAAGAATGCGCATGAAGGTCTCAAAGCAACTACCTCTTGGTTCTTTGCTGACACTGCACGCAGTGATGAGTGGCATGATGAGGAACAAGGTCTTGTTCAACAACTTGGTGTTTTCTACAAGCCAGCAGGTGCTGCACTTCGTGCAACATTTATTGTTGACCCAGAAAATGTCATTCAGCATGTTACTGTGAATAATCTAAATGTCGGTCGTAACGCTGATGAGACACTTCGTGTTCTTGATGCGCTACAGACAGGTGAACTTTGCCAGTGCAATCGTCAGGTTGGCGAAAGCACTTTGAACGCTGCTTAATATCATGAAGGCTCTGCGATTTTTAAAGGAATGGGGGATTGTGTTAATTCCGTTGATTTGTTTCGGAGCATTTTGGTTGTTAATTACTTTTACAAATATACTTTACTAAAGGAAATCAAAATGAAGAAATTTATCTTAGCACTCGCTCTCGTTTCTACACCAGTCATGGCGCAGGATCGCGTAGCACAATATGACTTTGACAAGGATGGCAAAGTTTCATTTGAAGACATCAATCGTTATTGTTCTGTATCAGCAAGTTTCTTTGCTCGCGCTGACAAGAACAGTGATGGCTTTTTGAGCAATTCAGAAATGCGCACAGCAAAGGGATATCTCTTCAGCCGCTGTGAAGCAGAAAAGCAGAATGCCTAAAAGTTCTTGCTGGCTAAATAATACTACCTTTTTTAAAAGATTAGGAGTATAATATGGAAGACGTGAAACAAATTAAATGTGGCTGTGGACGTAGTCCAACTGGTTACTGCATTGGCTTGCATGCAATGACAAATGAACAATACAAGGCTCATTTGGAACAACAGCAAAAGCAACTCAACGAACAGACAAAGCCACAATTCTTGATTGATTAATGGTAGTGAACCTCTGACTAAAGGTGTTCTGGACTCGGGTTCGACCCCCGACATCTCCACCAAATGCCCATCACCTCTTCAGCAATGTACGTGGTGGCTATCTTATGGGGATGAATTTGGCTTCGACAGGGCAAGTAATAAACCAAAGGCTACCAGTGAGGCGACTGACTTAATCAGCGCAAACAAAGTAAACGCAAATGACGATTACTACGAAATGGCTCTAGCTGCTTAATTGCAGTCATAGATTACCTGAGTTTTCGGTGGGTTTTCTTGGAAACAGAATAAACGCACCATTTGTCATAACACACACAACACACAAAGGAGATGAAAATGACTATGACACCTTATGAAATTAGACTAGAGTTGGTAAAACTCGCAAAAGATATGCTGAGCGAAGAGTTTAATACTCGACACTCAACCATTAAAAGCGAATGGGAAGTATTGTGCTCCGCAGCAATGGGAAACAAAACACAACTTCCATCTCAACCAAATTATCCGAAGTATTTTACTGAGGATGATGTTTTGGATAAAGCCACACGTTTGAATGATTTTATTTCAAACGGCAAGTAACGGCTAAGAGTTGACCGCTCGGTAACAGAAAGGTCTGGGTTGGTGGTGCGAACCACCAACCTTTTCTTTCCACTGCAATAATGGAGACTTTAAACATGAATGCAGTAGATATACTCTGTAATGTAGAAAAATATTTTGATCGCAACCACAATTTCTTTATGCTCTGGGGTGGCTTATTTGCTGCCGTGTTCTTTGGGTTGTTCGTGCCATTCGAAATCTACGATCGAACAATGCAACAATTAGAACTAGAGCGTGAAGCAAATGTTCTTCTCACTTCACAAATGAAAGAAATGAATCACCGCATGGAGTTTCTTGAACGCTCATATGACAAAAAACAAAAGGTGATGCGTGAAGTCGAATGTCTTGCCAAGAACATCTATTTCGAAGCAGGGTCAGAACCACGTGCTGGTAAAATTGCAGTGGCTGAAGTCACGATGAATCGTGTCAAGAGCAAACAGTTTCCTCGTTCAGTTTGTGGTGTAGTTTATCAAAAAGTCAGAGGAACTTGCCAATTCTCTTGGGTATGTCAAGACAAGAAAGCAATTCGTAGTCGCTCCGCATGGACAGAGTCTTTGCAAATTGCAGAGAATATATTGATTTCTAAGAAGAGATACGGTATAATTGGTCCTGCAATGTACTTCCATGCTGACTATGTTAACCCAGCATGGGCTGAAGAAAAGCGACTTATTGCAAAGATTGGAGCACATATCTTTTATCATTGAGGTTTTATGCGTATCATTGAAGATGTGAAGTTAGATTATAAAGATGTTTTGATTGTTCCTAAAAGATCTACAATAGAATCTCGTAGCCAAGTAAAGTTAGAAAGAACTTTTACTTTCCGAAGTGGCAATTCATGGTATGGTGTTCCAATCATGGCGGCTAACATGGATGGTGTTGGTGCGTTCGGAATGGACGATGAACTAAACAAACATCGTTGCATGGTTGCTCTCACAAAACATTATAAAGACGTTGAGTTAATTAACCATTTCCAGAAGAAACTGAATAGTACAATCTACTCTCTTGGTATCAGTGATAAAGATGTTGAAAAGTTTAGTAACGTTTTCAGCATTGTTGGACAGCCACACATGCGCGTCTGTATTGATGTTGCGAATGGTTACACACAACAGTTTGTAGAATTTGTAAAACGATTTCGCGAACGTTATCCTTACATTGTGCTCATGGCGGGTAATGTTGTCACACCAGAGATGACTGAAGAATTAATTCTAGCAGGTGTAGACGTTGTGAAAGTTGGTATTGGTCCTGGTTCTGTCTGTACGACAAGAAAGAAAACAGGTATCGGCTACCCGCAGTTGAGTGCGGTTATTGAATGTGCAGATGCTGCTCATGGTCTCAAGGGTCATATTATAGCGGACGGAGGGTGTACCGTTCCTGGAGACGTGGTGAAAGCATTTGCTGCGGGAGCCGACTTTGTGATGCTTGGTGGAATGCTTGCTGGACACAAAGAAGGTGGAGCATCTCCTTTTGGTGATAACAAGTTCTATGGCATGAGTTCTGATACTGCCATGGATTTACATAATGGTGGTGTGGCAAACTATCGAGCCAGTGAAGGCAAGACAGTTGAGATTCCATATCGTGGTGAGGTGAGTAGAACACTGCAGGATATTCTTGGTGGTCTGCGTTCGGCATGTACTTATGTTGGAGCAAGTGAGTTGAAGGAGTTGAGTAAGCGTGCAACATTTGTTCGCGTCACTCAGCAACTGAATAATTCCTTGAGTGCATATGAGATCTAATATGGCTAATAGAGAAGAAAAGAATAATTTCTCAATGATGATCATGGAAATGGCAATCAAAGAGAAAATTGATCACATGGATGCAGTGACAACTTATTGCGAACGAAATAATTTAGAGATTGAAGTTGCTGCAACTCTGATCAATGATTCTCTAAAGAGTATCATTCAGGGTGAAGCAATGGATTTGAGATATCTTCCAAAGGGTAGCAAACTTCCGATATGAATGGGTACGATTTGTATTGCACCTACCAAGCCATCAAGTTGCATTTCAATTCAGAAAATTATAATTTCTTTCACTACGATGGCAAGACACGAGTATCTGTAGATGCATTTCAAAAACGTCGTGACAAATTTCTATTCCACCGTCTTGCGAGGAAGTATCGCGACGATGAGATGGTTCCATTTTTGGTTGCTAATTTTGTACACAGTGACGATAATTGGACCAAGTCTCTACTTGAGGAAGAAGCTGAATCTACCTACAGAGAATGGAAACGAAAGACGGATTCCATGAGCAAGATCTACGTTGAGGATCTTGAGAAGATTGCAAGCAAAGACAATTTCAACGAACTATTTAAAGTCGAAGATGGGCAGTTCCCTAAATTGCTAACTGCTTTTCTTCAGAATGATGTTACTATTGAAACAATGGTAATCTTGAATAACATCTTCGACTTTATTCGAATTTGGGACAAGAAGATTTCTGATGACATCATCTATCCCAAAGTATCAAGAAAGATTCGCAAATACAAGGCTCTCACAAAAGAAACTTTACTTGGAGACAGAAATGCTATATAATGATATGGTAATGAAGAAAGTGGACAAGTCGATATACAATTCATACAACGCTATACGGAGTTATACAAATGAGTCTATCTAATCTTAAGAAGGGTTCCTCCCTTGATAAATTGAAGAAAGCAGTCGAAGCCTCTTCATCCACTGGTGGTGGTAAATCAAATGCTGATGATCGTTTCTGGCAACCAGAGGTTGATGCCGCTGGTAACGGATACGCTGTCATTCGTTTTCTTGATACA